GTTGTACTTCGATTCCAGAACCCAATCATTTTTATCTTTATAAGATAATACTTTGATCTGGTTTAGTGGTGCAACATCTAATACAGAATCTGGACTTAGGATAGTCATTAATCCCCAGTCAGAAAGAAGATTGATGATACGATTACGGCGCTGGACATCATTAACAGTAAGATTAGCATGTTTACCGTCAAGTGCAAATAATTCCTTAAAATGCACAATATAATACTTACCTTGTTTATGCAGAATATGGCAAGATTGGTAAATCTTTTTTTCTTTACGAGAAGCAACTCCGATACGAGTAAGCGTCTCTCTCACTTTTAAAAAATCATCGGGTTCGTTTAGAACCACTTCTACCATCTGATCTTGCGACCAAGAAACCTCAGGTTCAACAAAGGCACTCATCTTTTACCTCCAACATCAAGTTTATTTTTAATAAATGAGATTTGTTCTTTGGTAAGAATCTTCAGAGCTTGTTGAGCCTTTTCATTACTATATCCATAGTAAGATTTTACTGCATCAAGGTCATTAATCTTATCTTTTTTAATCCACGGAGAAAATCTTCTCCGTTTCCTAACGATATTTATAAGAAAGTCATATTGGAGACGAGATGGTAGTTGGTGATTGAGATTCATCTCATTTGCAAACATGATAGTATCGATGAAACCCGATAAACACTTGTTTATAATAAATGGTGGATATTTCTTTTCCCATGTCGGATCTTCTTCCGACATGACATTTTCTTTTGTTAAATTGATTGAATTCAAATAGTCTTTCAGTTCGTAGCTCATTATTTAAATACCGCAGTTACACTAATAACAGTAGAGTTGGGATTTCTTGCAAGTGCAACTTGTTTTGCATCTTGATAATCCCTCGCAATTACAGTCTCTTTAAAGACAGTACCAGCTTTGAATAGAGTGACTTCACATTTCATTCTTTTCTATCCTTTCATCTGGAGTAGTCCAGAAATAATCATCACAATCACCAAGTCTTCCCCACTCAACACCATTCTCTACCTGATAGAACTGAGTAGATACTTTGAAGTCGGGCACCTTTGGTGATGAAGGTGTCATAGAAATATCGTAAATACGACTTCTATTGTTGGGATATAATGCATATTGACCATTCCTGAGTCCAATCAAATTGAACGATTTATGTTCGTCAGGAAGTTCACTAGTGGATGCATCAATAGTATCGATGTTTCCATGATAGTTATCGAGAGTACAAATATACGTACCTTTGATATTCCCAAAATGTCTTGTTCTTACTTCCCACTCCATCGATGCAACGATACTTTTTACAATAGCAGTTACATCATAATCCATACAGTTCCAAAACTGTAGATTGGGTAAATCTAAATCGGGATCTGGTGTTTCTGGACGAGAAACAAAAGCACTGATGGGAAGTTTGTCGTACATAGCTCCATACTCGGGGAGATATGTCTCGAAGTAAAAAGCACGACCAGGGATACTCTTAGCAGTTACCCAAAGACCTTCAACAAACTCACCATGGCCACTTTGGTGATCGGTCAGATACTCTTTACGAACCCAGACTTTTTCCGAGGGTAGGTTGCAAATTAGAGTCATAAAGTTCTCAATTATCTAATAATATCTATCTCATCTGGATTTGAATTCCAAGTTTCTACTTTAGTACGGAGTCTACCTTCAGATTTTAGTTTCTCATATCGGTTGGATGCCTTCCTCTTCCACCACTTAATCAAGTTCTCGGTATGGAACTTTTCATAATTTTGGCCAGGAGTAAGAGTTTCTTGTTCACCCATAATAACTTCACGAGCGTTGCTGAATCCATAATCAGACATGTAGAAACGTTTTTGTTCAGTCAGGTTTTTTGCACTTACAATCGCAGTTTGGAACTCCGCAACCTTTTGAGAAGGTAAGCTTTTCTTGATCACCGAGATCATTTTCTGTTGGGTTTTGAGTTTGCGACTGGAGGCGTCCTCTTTCACCAGACCCTTGTTCCCGTTTCGTGCTATAAACCATTTATTTAACTCCTGGAAGATTTCATCATGTAGAAGGGGAGTAAAATCACTCTGGGTAAGTCCCTTATATCTCATGTATGGTTTGAGACCGTCATACTGTGAGGAGGACTTTGTAGACCCGTAGAGAGACGTTGTTTCAAACAGACAGATGTCTGCGTCATACTTACTATTTAACGTCTCACGGGCGGTGTGGGAACAACACAGGAGTGCCAGGAGTTTACCACCCAGGTAATTGAAACCAAACGGTTGAGTCGGGACAATAATAAATCCCATGATCGCATGACGATTGAATCGTGTCAGTTCAGGAACACTACCCAACCACTCATTGCGAGGTTTACTATTAATCGTGGGAGAACCAAATCTGCAGAATCCTAAGATCTTATTTGTATTCATCTCTTTGACAATCCACTTCAGGGACTTTCCTGGAATGGAGTTTTCAATAGCATGAGATGTGGTGATCTCCAACCTCTCATTAAAATATTGATTACTAAATCCATTCCGAACACCTGCGGGATACACCTGAATATTCATATCTTCGGGGTGCATGTCAAATGAGTCAAACATATCATCCTCTGGACCAATACCCAGAATGGATGTTTGCATTTGATTCATTCGGTCAAGTTTCACATTACGCAAGTATTCATCAATACGTCCCATATTAGAGAAGTAATCAATGAATTGGTCCGCTGCGTAGATTGCATCATCAAGTTCTAATTGCATATCAAACAATCAATTTCTTACTATCAGGAGTAATCAACTTACTCCCAAACATTTCATTATACTTCTTTCCGACATTTTCTTCAACCTCTACCACATATACAATATGTGTTTTCTGAATGGTGATCTCTGGGTTTTCTTTACTAATCACAGTTGCCCAAGGAGCAAACCCAACTGATTGTGCCTGTGGAATAACAACCAAACCATTCTGCACTTTAATGTACAGTTCAGTTTCTTCCAGGACCTCTGCGATAATTTCTTCGCCCGTAATAATGCGTAGTAGTTTTACTTCAATCATAACTCAAAAAATTAGGTTTGTTATCTTCAGTTGCATGGAAAAGAACTCCATCTACTTTTGAAAGTAATTCTCGCATATCACTATGCAGAACACGATATCCAGTGCCAACATATAATTGACCTAAGACAACTGCTATAGTAGCAGTCCCCCAGAAGATATAGTAGAATCTCGATTTTACTTGTGCTTTAATCTTTTTTTTCATAATGTTTAATCAATCGTTCAGCTTGTTTCTTATCAGATCCACAAGGAGCATTTCGTAGACATCTAAGAATTAGTTCGGTATCACTAATAGATGGTTTAATTGTAAACCCCCACTTGTCAACTTCACCCTCTGTAGGTGCTTCAACGTAATCAAATTCACTTGGCATTAGAATCCCTTACCTTTCTTCTTTGATTTAGGTAACAAATTTTTTAGTTCTTTTTCCGAGTAATTTTGACACGTTTCGAGCATCTTATCTAAAGCATATTGGAATTGAGAACCTTTACTCATTTTACTGAGTAGATGATGTGCTACATCATATCTTAGTTCTTCAAGTTCGTTCTTGTTCACCTAAATTCACACTCCACCATGATTTCAGTCAATGCTGCAAGAAGATTTATTTCCTGATCTGCCACAAATGCCACTTGATACTGATACTTAGCAATGACAAGCACAGCAGCAGGAATACTATTCGGAACCAGGGAATCATAACAAGCATCGTAAATACGACGCAATATGACAGTAGTATCATTGTCCAGGTTATTGACAACCCATTTACGTACTTCGGGAAAATCTTTTTCCTTAAGTTTCTTAACCAATGCATTAGTATTGATGTCGGAGAATTCAGCAAGAATTGCAGAGTCGATTTTACCGCCTGCAGAGTACCGTTGGCACTCATTTAGAACACGTCTCCAATCTGGAAAGTGTTTGTTAATAAGTTCTACCAGGACCTTGTTATCATATTCAACACCTTCTGTATCCAGGATTTCTTGGATACGTCCGAAAAACTTTGCAGCGATTGCTGGTTTTTGTTTTCCCGTAATGGAGAAGTCGATACAGGCACATCGACTGTGGAGGGGTTCGATGATTTTGTTTTTATAGTTACATGTAAAGATGAATCTACAGTTGTTATAAAATGCCTCAATATTCGCCCGTAAAAGGAGTTGTACGTCGTGGGTTGTGTTATCAGCTTCGTCAATAATGATGACTTTGTGCTTCGCTTCAGTTGCAGAAAGTGATACGGTCGAAGCAAAGTTCTTGGCTTGGTTCCGTACCGTGTCCAAGAATCGTCCCTCATCGGATCCATTAATGACATAATAGTCTACTCCTAATTCATTACAAAGAGCCTTTGCAACCGTTGTCTTACCAACACCAGGAGGACCAGAAAGGAGAAGGTTGGGGATCTCTTTCTTATTTAGAAACTCCTTAAACATCTGTTTGGCAGAGTCGGGGAGAATACAATCTTCAATAGTTTGAGGACGATATTTCTCAACCCAGAGGAAATCAGTTTTGTTCATAATAAAATTTTTTAGTCAAAAATGGGCATAATTCTTTTCCTAGTCTCTTGCAACTTTACCGGATCATTACCATAAAAACCC